GGAAACGAAAGACGAGCGGACGTGCACCGATTGGGAGTTCAACGTAGGCGGGAAAATCTATCTTGGATGTAAGGCGATTGACGGGCAGGTTTTCACGCTGGAAGAAGCAGCGGAAATCGATATGCAAACGCATCCGAATTGCAGGGGGACCTTTGTGCCGGTTATTGAAGGTTTAAACCCGAAACTCGTTCCCGGTGGTGTTCCCGCATGAGCCAGAGTAACGTATTCGGGCATCTTATTTTTGATTTCCCGTTTGGTAATCCGGATTCTGAACTACCGCCATTTGCCACGGCTACACTCACATCTCACGGGGTTGAGACCACGACACTGACAACCCGGAGCAGCCGGGGCCTTACCAGCAGTCTGACAGCGCAGGGCGGGAACATGGGGAAAACTACGATCCTCGACAGCAGGATAGAGAGGTAAAAAATATGGTTGACATAATCAGGATTTGGAAGGGGACGGTTGGAGCAGCACTAGAGATCATATCCGGGGAGGACCTGGTAACAGGGGTTTCAGCGGTTGCTCTCTACGTGCAAAAACCGAGCGGGGCTATTGACACCTGGACCCCGGACAGCATCACCAGCACAACGCTCACGAACTGCATTATCAATTATGCAACGAACACGGACGATCTCGATGAAGGCGGGGTTTACGTTATCCAGCCGAAAGTAACGAGAACAGATGGATCGATCTGGTACTTAGAGCCGGTGATGTGGAAGATATGGGATGATTACGAGGTCCCGGGAGCTGGATAAATGGCATACGACGACACCAAACAGGCAGCGGTTGACCCGACAAACCCGGCAAGCAACGAACAACTTCCGGCCACGGAATATAACGCATTTGTATCTGCATTCAAGGCCCACAAATCCCGACACGCAACCGGAGGAGGCGATGCACTGGCAGCGTCCGACATTGGCGCTGCAACCTCCGGACACACACACACAACCCTTCCAACATCCGACGAAAAAGCGGCGATCGCGGGAACCTCCGGAACGGCAGTATCAACATCAAATAAACTCGTTGACAACGCCGATACCAGGATGACCAACGGAAGAACCGACGCGGCAGCGGTCCATAAAGCGGATTACGATGCTTATAGTATCCTTGCGGCAACAGCAGACGACACCCCGGCAGCCGTCACGGTAGCAGAGCAGACCTTATTAGGCCGGATCACGGGCGGGGCTATTGCGGCGTTGAATATAACTGCGATCAAGACCCTACTTGGTTATACTGCAGCAGATGTTGGAGCTGCTACCACTGCTACAAAACTGGATGACTTTGCAACCCCAGACAATAACACCGATTTGGATGCAAACACCACAAATCACGGGCTCTTACTGAAGGCAACTGCTCCAGCAGCGGGGCTCCTTAACGTGGTAGGGATCGCAAACGGGGAAACGTCTTACGCAGATAAGGCACTTTTCGATAACACCAACCCGGAGATGAACGGTACCGCAGCGCCCGGAACGCAGATAGTAGCAGCAAGGAGGGATCATGTCCATACCAGCAATCTTACAATCGCTATACGTGCCGGGGAATATCTCCGTAAAGGTCAGGCATTATACATTTCAGGCACTTCAGCGGGGATCCCACTTGCATGGAAATGCGACTCTGCCGTTCTTGGAAAATCAAGAGTAATCGGACTTGCACAAAGCGATATGAATCCCGGGGATGCAACGATAGACGGATTCGCACGAAGAGGCGGAAACCTTACCGGTGTTGATTGCCGGACATCGGGAACTGTTGCGGGCTATGTAAATCCATTAGGACAAACCTGGAATAATGGCGATTTATTATTCGCTCTTGGTGGTGCAAACGCAGGCGGATTGACCAATGTCAGGCCCACCTCAGGCAGGAGTGTAAAGGTCTGCTATGCTGTCAACGGAAACGATCCCGCATGTACTCTATTACTTCACCCAATGGAAAACCCGGTTTGGGTAACATGTGCCGCTGATGAAGACGTTGTATTAAGACTGGGGGATGCAGCCGGGACCAATAAGGTAAGCGTCAGGGATTACGCTAATAATGAGGTTGCATCTATCAACAGTGACGGCGGGATCAATATCCCCACCGGACAAACTTACAACATCAATGGATCAGCACACACACACGATTACTCCGGAACTTTCCTAGGTATTGCAGCAAAGGCCGCCGATGCTGATGCACTTGATAGCCATGATTCATCATATTTCGCAGTCGCTGCCAATGCACCCGCCACATACCGGATTTCAATTCCCATTATGGCGGAGCAATTCCTGATTACTGCGGATGTCATGGACCAGGTGGATACAACATCACTTCATAACCAGTATGGCGATATCAAGTTCTCAAAAACCGTTTCAGTAACGATCTACAAAAATATCCGGCTCCCGAACGCCTGGGACGGCGGAACCCTGAAAGTTCTGATCGGTGACGTTGCACCTGCTACCGGGGATTGTCGGTATCTCATATCCGCCCGTAAATTTGCATCAGGCGATTCCTTTGATCAGGCGATGGGTACGGCAGTAGCACTTGTATCAACTCATGCGAGTGCAAACGTCCCATATGAGACAGCGGAATCGGGAGCGATAACGCCCGCGGGAACCTCCGGTAACCTGTTGGAATTACAGATCACCCGGGATTATGGTGACGGTGCAGACACGAACGCGGGGCAAGTGAACCTTATGTATGTGGATGTATTTGCAACCGTCGCGGCGGGAGGAGAATAAAGACGCAATCAGGATAACACAGCAGAACCGGGCCAAACTTGGCGGAATGTTCCCGGTCCTGTTGTCATCCGAAAACTCGTACTATGGAGGTAAACGGACAATGCAACACTCAGCTAAAATAGGATTATTACTTTTCGTATTGATCGGGATCTGTGTGGTTCCGGCTATGGCAACAAATTATACTAATAATATAAGTTGTAATTTTACTGTTGGAGAAATAACAAATTATCCGATAATACTTGATATATTTAACGGAACTGGGACAACAAGCGGAGCAAATATATATTTAAATGGCGGCTCTCTTCAATGGAATAACGGACAACCCAATGATATTTTTTTCAGTGATTCAAGTAACGCAACATTAAATTACTGGATAGAAAATACTTCTTGTAATCTATCACACTCTGTTGTTCACGTTTTGGTTCAGAATACGAGTCTTAATATGACTGTATCGTGGGGAAACTCTACGGTTGCATCATTGAGTAATGGAACGACCACGTTCCCATATCTTTTTGATCACTTTGATAACGCAACGTTAAACACCGGAATATGGACTAATAGCAACGGTGCACTATTACAATCGGCTAGCGTAATGAAAATTTATGGTGCTACCGGAGCCACGTTAAAAGGGATATATTCAGTACCCACATTTGCACCACAAACAAAATTTAAAGCATATGCTAAAATGGTAAGTAACGCATCGACCGTTGATGTTTTAGGCCCGGTAAATTCAGCCATCACAAACGGATCATATATAGTAGGCGCAGGTAATTCAGGTACGCCATATGGCTTGTCTACCAGAACAGCCGGATCAAATACCGATACAGCTATTACAGGAGCTACAATTGACAACAATTATCATATTTTCCAAGTAATACGGAATGGATCGACTTCAACAACGGCATATTCAGATGCCTTTACCGGGACATCGACAACCAATCTACACCAGGGAAATCTATCTCTTTTTGCCGGGGGATATGGCGTTTCGGAATGTGATATAGATTGGATTTTTGTTGCGCCTTACGATTACAGAAATCCAAACCCGGCAACGTGGAATATACCGGCTCCCTCTTTTATCACCAATGTTACCTCTGATCTTGGTCCGTTATCCGTTCAATTTACTGATACTTCAACTGGTACAATTACTGGATGGAACTGGTCTTTTGGAGACGGAACGTTTGATACAACCCAAAACCCGGTTCATACGTTTAATTCGTTAAAAACTTTTCCTGTAACGTTAACGGTCACATCAAGCAGTGGAAATTATACATCTAATCCAACATCAATTACATCGCTGGGAATAAAATATAATTCTACTCTCTCTCAAAATACCACATATAATGTTCAGTATATGTCTATAATGGATGGTTATTTGTGGGGGAGTAAAAGTAAATATAATACAGGGGGGGTTATTGATAAGTATTATAAAAATAACAATACCTTAATTTCGGAAACGGTGCAATCAGGAACAACAAATCCCGTCGCAGAATCCTATATCCCGTATGTTTATGGGGATTATGTTTACCTTGATGGCAGTACTTATCCAAATGCAAGGGAATATTTAGAAATTTTTTATAAAAATAATCTTACTTCTGCCGCCACCTTTGAAATGAATAATATGGGATTCCCAATCTACGATCCCATCCATAACAAAATATTATTTAGCGGTTATGGTAATGGTTACGGATGGCCCATAAATACCAATTGGTCTATTTATCAACTTGATCCGACCTTATCACTCAATCAAAGCGCGTATCAGGAAATCAACATTACACCAAACATATATACCGTCGGTGAAACGTACGCTTATTATTCCAATATCGCAATTTGGAATAATACCGTATGGGTGGAATTTGAAACCCCGGGAACGTCGGGATATTTATGGAATATATCAGTATGGAAAACAACATCTGACGATCTATCTAATATTTCTGCATGGACTAATGTATGGGAAACAACAAACTCAGTTAATAATTATGGATTTACACAATGGGGATGGAATGATCGATATCTTGCCATTGGAGTGGCACTCAATAATTCTTATTATATTAGGTACACATCAGATGGTATAAACTGGATAAATTATAATACTACTTTCCCGTGCACAAACCAAGAAAACCACCCCCTAATCTGGATGCCGGGAAATGGAACATATGGCGTTTTTATAAATTCACAGCGATATCAAGGTATTTATGCATATGCAAATATTTATATTTTTGATTTTGAAAATCAAACATTAACCTATCAAGATACAATGCCAACGCTATCTTCAAAATCGTATGGGTATGATGATTTTCAGCATAGTAATGAGATGGATGATTATGGGAATATTTACATCGGACAACTTGTAATGCAGGATGGGGGTTCACAAATGCTGAAATATAATACCAGTGTTTTAATGAACCAACGAACCGGCGTCATAACCCCCGACGCCTCCTTCTCGAGCAACTGGACCGGCAGCCTTCCACGAACAAAGGCCATCGCATTCACCGATACCTCCACCAACACCCCGACCAGCTGGGCCTGGAGTATGGGAGACGGCACCGCGAACATCACCACGCAGAACGTATCATCATACCGCTATACCAAAAACGGACTCTGGACGGTTGTAATGACGGCCACGAACACAGCCGGGAGCAGCAGTAACAGCACTCAGGTAAGGGTTGTGGGCTGAATGGCCGGCAACCCCATTAAATTTTCAGATGATGAGATTGCCTTCATCCTCACACACCAGGGGCCCGGCCCGGAGCACCTGAGCTGGGGGGATATCGCCCGTCACCTTAACAGGGAATTTTTCGAGCACAACAAAGGGAAAAGAGGGCGGGATTCGGTTTATGGCTGGATGATGAGTTATATTGAGAGATCGAAGATTAATCAGATATCAGCGGTTTAACCAGGTCCTTTACAGCCATCGCATTCTGGCATTGTTCTTTCATAAGGAGTACAATACCGCCTCTCTCTTATTTCCTTCATGGTAAATATCCCCATGGGAACTTTCTTTTCAACAAGTCCGACAGCGGCACCATTTTTAAAGGTGTATTCTCGGACGTTCATAGTTACCTCGAACCTCTCAATATAATTATCAGGTTTCGCACTGCCAAGAAGAGTTTCAAGGAATGGTGTGAACTGGTCAACCCATCGGCCCCTTTCAAAGTGGCAGTCCCTGGTAATTGTGCCTTCAAACAGGACTTCTACCTCATATCCCGTGTTCAACTGTGTGACGCCCTGATCCATCGAAACCGATACAAATTTCCCACGGCAGGAAATTATATGTATTCCTTTCTCCCGAAGTGGTTTTAATACGTCTGCCATTTCCTTTGTTAAATATGCTTTTGCCTCTTTAATTTCCATAATTTCATTCCTCCTTTTCCGTCAGACTTCCGCCCACCAATCCATAATGGTATAGTGCATCTGCGATTATGGGCGTCAGCAACTTCTCAGTGAGTGGTGAAACATCAAAGGTAATGCTCTGTTTTCTCCCTTCGGTATCGACCCATGAAAAGGTTGATTTTCCCCTATGATCACACATTTGGATCTCCCGCCTTCTTTTTTCCAGGAAATATTAAATTCAATGGCGGATGTTTTGAATTATAATCATCCTGCAGTATGGTCGCAATTTTATTGAGGATTTCAGGATCGTTTGTCCTTAGGCTAATATGCCAAACAATAAGATCTTCTTTTGATATGCTTGTTTCAATCGAAAACTCCGTTTGATGTTGCATTTATCCTCACCTCACTGGCCTCCGTGTAATTTCCTCCATAACATATCCCCCAATTTTTAACAGATTTGACAATATCCGTACCGCCTTTTCTTCATCCCTAAATCTGACTTCTAATTTATACAAAACAAACTGTGTCTCAGGTAATTCGGGGTGGGGAGGGTACATCCATTCTTTTGTATCAATTCCATCAGCATTGAGAGAAGCAATCATAAATTGAAGAGAATCGCGGGTTAACACTGCGATCGGTACAAAATGCCCTCTTTTCTTCTCAGTATTCTCATATGGTGAAATATTTGAAATTCCTTGAAAATTTCGTGCCATAATCGTTCAATCCTCCTCCTCAACCGTGACTATTTCGTCCTCTCTCATCCGCACCGCCTCCGGTATTCCCGCACTTCCTTGATGAGCCGGATTATAACCCCCTCATAGGATTCACCCATAATACCTTCTTCCCTGATTAATGCCATTGTTTCAGAAGATAGTTTAACGGTTGGTTTCTGTGGGTTTGGCATGATTATTTCCTCTCCTTAAAAAGATGTTTCATCCAACCCGGTGCATCCTTCCCATGAAACGCAGCGATCATTTCAGAAGTGAAGATAATTCCCGCATTTGACCATTCCTGCAATTTGCGGTAAAATTCGTGTTGTTTTTCAATTAGATCCATTGTTTGATTAATTTCCATAATCTATCACTCATCCACAAGAATGGCTCTTCCTTCTTTGATCATTTCCAGCGCTGCCAGCCTTACCGGGAGATCAAAAGCCCGTATTTCATTCCAGGAGAGTTCAAGGACCGGGCTTTCTTTTGTTTCTTTTGATTTTTTGCTGATGGGTTTACCCTCCTGGTCGACAAGAATTGCCCGGCCTTCAGCGATCCATTTCCTAGCTACCATTCGGACCAATGGATCAGAAAAATGATCAATCTCTTCCTGGGTAAGAGTCATTACAGGCAAGGCAATCTCCGAACCCTTTATTGGTTTCTCTCTCTTCTGGTTGACGGGAACTTTTACAACTTCCCCTTGTTTTTCCCCGTTTCGTTTCTTTTTTTCATCCTCTTGGCCGATAATGATCTCTCCACGATCTGCAAGTTTCAATGCAACTTTTTGAAATTTTTCAGGTAGTTCATTAAACGTTGATCTGGAGATCAATCCTATTTCAGGAACGATTAATTTTTCATTAAGTTTACCCTCTTGGTCGATAAGAACAAAATCGCCTGTATTGTGTTCGATGAAGGTTTCAACGAGGATTTTATAAAGATAGGGCAAATGGTCAATTTGTTCCTGTGAAACCCGGAGCGGTGCGGGAGATCCATTTATTTTTTTAATAGGGGATAATTTGGATTTGGTACCAATACCGGCAGTTGAGGACTCCCGATCCTTCCTAAACTTTATGGCCGCCTCAATCTTTTTAGATCTTCTCTCTTTTATAGCGACATCATTCTCCACGTTCGGCCACCATCCTTCTCTTTGCATCGGCTATCAGGTAAGAAATAACCGCTAATTCATTATCCTTATCGTGATAAATCGCAAGTTCACGCAGTGCTTGAAATTCTCCGGGTGTGAGGATTATCGATAATCCCTTAATCTTACTCGTAAGAATCGAGGATGAAGATCGTTGTGGGAGCGTGATCGAACGCAGATTTAGTTTTTTCATTGGTTTTTTGGACTTTGTGGGTTTACTGACATACCCCCTATTCTCATAAATAAGAAAATCTACATCTTTTGCAGTAACGTGTTCATTTTCAAGAATCAATTTTATTATTTTATCAATGACACTTTTACGCACATCGCTGGATTTGTCGAATTTTAACAACGAAACCACGGCTGCTGGTTTTAGAAGATACTCTACCTGTGCGGATTCTACCCCGTATTTTTCACACATTTCATCTACGAGATCCAACCACGCTCTATCTAGTTTGTAATTTGGTACACAGACCGCTATCTCTTCCTTTGTGGCTCCCGTACTTTCAAGTTTCTCAATTAATGACCGTTTCATCAAACAAGTACTCAATTTTAACACCCCGTTAAAAGTATATTAGGAATACAAAGTATATTAATTATGTCCAAACTCCATACCAACCGATAAAAGACCTTAAAGAACAAATATATCTATGCCTTACGGCGGTATTGAGGAACTTCCTTCATCGGTTCGATCTGTTCTACCTAAACATGCTCAGGAAATCTTTGTCGCTGCCTTCAATTCAGCACATGAAGATACCTGTAAGGACCGAAAGGACCGTGAGGCTTGCGCTAATTCTATCGCATGGAGCGCCGTTAAGAACGAATACCAGAAGGGCGACGACGACAACTGGCATTTAATCAAGAAACAAAAATGCTGCCGGAATGGTGAATGCATCCATCTCCAGCAGGCCGAAGCCCATGATGCCATTATCCACCTTTTAAACCGCTATGTGAACGGTGAGTTTTTCCCGGTTGATGTATTCGAGAAGTCAATTGAGGATTGGAATGGAGTCCCGATCATCTTCTCGGATATGAAGCCGACGAAATCAAACGGCAATGTGAAATCCGATCATCCTGATTTTGAAGCCTTTGATACCACCATTCAGGACAGCGAGATCCAGCGGGTAAACGGTGCGATAGTCGGAGAGATCCGGAAAGCCCGGATTGAGAAAGAGGGGCATCCCCGGTTCATGGGCCAACTTGTTTTCACACCATCCACTGCAAAGGAAATGTTTGATTCTGGTCTGATCTCGCAGGAAACCTTTGATAAAACGGAGGCTGCGATTGAGAAAGCCCGGGCTCTTAACGATGATGGTATCCTGTCGGGGTCAACTGGGTTCACATGCAAGACTGTAGAGGGCGACCTGAAAGGAAAAGTGGTCCCCAATCATCTCCTGGTATTCGAGGAAGACGCAAAGAATCAGCCCGCCGATCGGGGGACTGTTATTTTGAACAAAGGTACTGACACGTTCGTAAACGAAGGACGGGTTATCTCAGGAATTAACTGGAACACACTATCTGACATCAAAAAGGCTTTCCTGTCGTTCATGGATGAAATCGAATCCAAAATGACAAAGAAGCAGAAAGACGCCGAAACCCCGGCGGATGTGAAGACCAACCAGCCGGGGGTACAGGGGTCGCAGGAAGAGAAACGGGGAATCATCCAGAAGGCTCTTAATGCCCGTTTTGGTAGATCGTCCGATATCGAAACCGGTGAAAAATGGGGGTGCTGGATTGTCGCCACATTCGACAACCTGGTAATCTTCGAGGGGCTGGAAAACAAGACCTACGAAATCCCCTACACCCTGACCGATACCGGGGAACTCACCCTCGGTGAACCCGCAGAAGTTGAGATAACCTACGTGAAAAAGCAGAAGGAGGAACAAATGCCAACACAGGAAGAACTCGACGCTAAAGACGCCGAAATCAAGAAACTCACTGATGAGAACGCCGCCATGAAAGCGGAACTTGAAAAGATGAGGGCTGACATGGAAGCCATGAAAACCAGCCAGGAACAGGACCAGAAAAAGCAGAAAGACGCCGAATGGGCCACCCTGAAGGCAAAGCTGCCAAAGGGCCTGATTCACACTCCCGAGGATGAACAGAAATCCCGGGATGAATTTGAGTCCAATCCGGGGGCATTCATGAACAAACTCCTGGATGTTCCTGTCGGGGAAGCCGGGAAAGAGAACGGCGAGAAGTTCACGAACAAGGACCCCGATGCCAAGAAACAGGCAGAAGCAGACGCAATCCTGAAGAACCGTTCCGGACACAGAATCCCCGGAAGGCTCCATTGAGGAGGTAAAAAGACATGACTGATAACACATCAACAATTGCCGGGTCCTATAAGGGCTCCGGACCAGTGATCGAGTGTATCCTTGATGAAGGAGCACCGACCTACAAAGGCACTGCGCAGATGGCCAATGGGCTGATGACAAAGATCGTTACATGGGCCTCACCGCTTGAAGAGGGCATGGTTGTCGCGCTCAGCAACGATACCGCAAACACCTACGCAGCCACGGAAGGTATGCCGGTTGTTGAGTACGCCGTAACCGCCGAAACTCTTGTAATCGGGCAGATCGTCAGCGCCCCGGTACTGCACACATTCCCGAGCGCCACCGATGCCGACGACGACACGCTGACAGAGCGCCTTGCGGGTAAGTATTACCGCACCGCCCTGGTAGAGTTCCACATCCCGGGAAGGATCGTCCATGCCGTTATCCAGCAGGACGGATCGACCGCTCTCGTTCCGGGTGTGGCTACCCAGTGTATCCTGAACATTACGCAGTGTTACACCTCCGGAGCACGCGGGTATTACTTCGATATGACTCCCTCCTCAGCTGGTGGGGTCGGACTGATCCCGCTGCACTACGTTGCAGCCGGAACCAACGGGTATCTCGAATCCGCGCTCGTCCTGCTCACAGGGCTTGTGAAAGCAATCACGGGGGACTAATACCATGACACTTGAAGGCAATGTTGATTTCTTCCTGCAGCAGGGAACCGCATTAAGACTAATCTATGAAAAGGCTGAACCTCTGCTTTGGGGTACCCAGTTTGTAAGGCCCGTGCCTGAGGAATCGGACTCGTTCATCTACCGGTATGATTCAACCGGGATGGATGCAGACACGAAAAAGAAGCAGCCCGCACATGCACAGATCGGCGGGAACTTCCCGGAACTGAATATGAGCCGCCCGAGCTGGACCGCCGGGATGACGGAGGCCCGGGGGTTCCAGGTAAGGATCCCGCACAAGACCATCCGGAACGAGCCGAAAGGCGTTGACGAGATCCAGCGGGCATACAAGACCGCCGGATACTGGCTTGCCCGGTTCGTGCATGACAACATCCTGACCGTGATCAAAGCCGGAGCAACCACTCCGACCTGGACCCCGACAGCAGTATGGTCCGCAGGAACCGCGACACCTGTCGACGACCTGATCAGGCTGGAGGCCCAGATGGAACGCGACGGGTATCCATACGCCCTGACCGATGTTCTTGTCCATACGACCAACTGGTACGAGTTCAAAGCATTCCTCACCAGCGCAGACATCAGCGAGGCAAAGCAGCGGATGCTCTATGGGATCCCGGAAATTTCGAAAGACCGGATCCACGTCCCGGTAGTCGATGCGGATGTTGTCAAATGCAAAACCGGTATGACAGAGGGCTACGCCCTCGGCCTCGACCGGGACAACCCGGCAGCCGAGCTGCACTATTACAACGATCCGAAGTTCAGCACCCCGACCGTCCAGTATGAGACCATTATCGACGGCACAAGGCAGATGGTCACGGCGGACAACCTCGGTTTCTTCTTCGACACCTGGGAAGAGCCTGCAACCAAGGACACGATCCTGAAGTTCGGCGTTGAGAACAAAGTTGTCGTAACAGAGGCATATGCGGCCCTCTACGACAGCGGGATCTAACCCTAAAATCTTTTTCGGGACTGCTCCAGTACCGGAATAAAAATATCAGGAGGTAAAAAATGACATTCAATCCAAATCTATTTGCGGCACAGAAAGGGACCCTTTCTGAAAAACTCGCAACTGTTTTTGAAACCGCAGGTATCCGCAACGGTACGGCTGAAACAAAAGGTGCGCAGTTCGGTTTCGGAACAATTCTTTCGGCAAAGACAATTACCCCTGTGGGGGTCACAGTCCCCTTCCAGATGTATCTGAAATTCGATGGGGATTATGCAGATGCAACACAGGGCTGTGCATACTTCAAGTCTGAAAATATCACCGTTGACCAGCCATTACAGCAGATTGCAAATGTAATGAGCCGGGTAACGCTGAATTTCAACATCTTTGATGCATACGGGATCCAGTCGCATCTGACCATTGCAGACGACATGGAAACCACAGATGCAAACGCTCACTTAACCGCCATTTCGGGTAAACTTGTCCTCACCGACGCGAAAACCGTTGCAAAAGGATGGGCTACAGCGGGACTGTTCATTGTCGAAGGAGCGGGTTCTGTAACCCAGATATGCCACGGGGTATCAATCGTTGCCGAGGCCGGGGCAACGGGATGCCAGTCTCTGCTTCAGCTCTATTCAGATGTTGCGGATATGTGTGCATTCACATTCACCGGGACCTCTGCAACAGAAAGCATGATCTACGAGGCGACCGACACCCACCAGACCTTTGTTGGATCGATCAAGATCAACGTCAACGGGACAGATCGATATCTCCATTACGCAGATGACCACGCCGCGACATCTTGAGGTTGATCATGAGAAAAATCAATCTCAAAAATTACCAAGTTCCAGGCACGGATAAGGATTATAAAATAAAGGAGGTTCTTTGCACCCTCCTTTTTAATCCGGAACTAAAATTACTTGCCCGCGATCTGTTCAAGCAAAACCTGCTTGCAGAGAAGATCGAGGGGTCCGGGGAGTCCGTCTTACTTGAAGATAATGAGTACGAAAAGGTAAAACGAGCGGTTGAGACCTACAAAGGCTGGCAACGCGGGGACCTTGAATTTATCCAGCGTATTCTGGAAGCCCCGGAAGTCCCGGTAAAGGAGGCTTAACATGACCGACGCTTACGCAACGGCCACTTATACCACCTATGCACTGTGGGCGGCGGCAATCAACGCAGCAACCGCCACCAAACTGATCGCAGTCGGGACCTGGAGAGAGGGAGGAAAAACCGTCTGGTACACCGTGATCGCGGCATGAGGGGAAGATGACGATCTCAACTTCCCTCATCCCGATGGTAAGCCCGTTCTCCGTGGACGGGACGATATTCACGACTGAAATGTATAACCAGTTCGTAGAGTGGAGCGCCGCACAATTAGCGAAAGACGCCCCGGATACCATGCCGGGAGCGATGAGCGACCGATGCCAGGCTCTTTTGATTGCTCACTATTACGCAGTCACCCGGGGACAGACGGGCTTTCGGTCCTATACGGTATTTGACTTTTCAGCCACGCAGGACGCCGGAACAACACCGTATCTTCTCGAATATCGACAGATCATCGACGACTTCCAGGACGATATTTCGGATACCACTTCAACAGGGGAGGCATCGGGATCCCTCCGGTGCGATGCCAGTATGCCGGAGTTCAACCTGGACCAGACAGACGTTCCGCAATACTTCACGGAGGGCTGAATGACGGTCCCGTTCATTCATTCCTGCTATCTTTACACGTGGGATAAGAAAGTCCCATTCGATACCGGGAGTGCGAACTTTACCATAGGGAAGGTGCTTACCGGGGCTACAAGTCACGCGACAGGGCTCGTAAAAACGGTTTCCGGCACGACTACCGGATATCTGATTTTATCGAACGTGGTAGGGGTTTTTGTTAACAACGAAACGATCACCGATAACAACACCACGCCCGGGAGTGCCCTGGTCAACGGGACAATGATTGATTATGTTGATGGGTACGGGAAGAAAAGCCAGACACTTGGCACCGCTCCTACACAGTGCCGGTTTGTGAATGCGAAACTTCCCCAGGGAAAGATCGCGGATAACTGGTCTGGTAGATTCCCGGCGGTGATGTTTCCATACGGTGTAACTCTCACGGAGGGGCTGAAACTCTACACCACAGCACCCGCTTTCACGGGGACTTATACAATCCAATGGCCGCCGATCGATTCTGATAATGGCGCCGGGTCGGTTGATCATATTTCAGTAGGTCTGCAGTTCCTCCAAACGGCGGTGGTTGTCTGATGGCAGAAGATCGCAGTATGGAATATCTTCTCGGGCAGGTCGATGGACGGTTAGAGGGGATCTGTCTTGAATTAAAAGGCATAAACGGGCGCCTGGACAAGATTGACAACACAATGGACTGCAAAACGAAGGACTGTTTAGCCTGCCGAAAAGAAATTGATGCACAGATCGCACCCTTCAAAGGGGAGCAGACCGGAGCGCAGGCAGTAAGCAGGTTCATCGACACCACTTTTGGAAAGATATCCCTCCTCATTGGTATGTGCGGGGGGGTCCTTGGAATCATTGTCACTGCCTGGAAGGTTTACGATCTCCTGCATTTCGGGAGGCTTTAAATGCCGCTCGAAGGGAAAGAAGCCGCATTCGCAGCGCTTGACGGTGAAATTTCAAAGAAATGGGAAGAGACAGCCCGGGCATTCGGTGATGTCTGCTTCGGTGTAATCCTCCCGGAGTCCATGGACGAGTGCCCGGTTGATCAGGGGACCCTCCGAGCTTCAGCCCCTATTGTCTCAAAATTCACTATTACACCGACAGAGGCCGTTGCCACGCTCGGGTACGGGGGAGCCGCGTCTGCGTACGCACGCAGGCAGCATGAGGATCTTTCATTCCGGCATACCGTTGGGAAGGCAAAATTCCTCGAAGATCCGATCATGCGGAACGCCCCGATGGTGCCTGAAATGGTAGCATCGAGGATCGGAGCTATGCGGGGTGGAAAATGAGCATGCTTACGGAGGCTGCAGCCCGGCTGATATCAGAAGGGGTATGCACTGCGATAGGAACCGATCTGTTCATTATGAACCGCCCATCAACCCCGGACCTCTGCACTATGTTATATCCCTACGCGGGCAGGCAGCCGGAACGGTTGCAGAGCGGGCCTGGGGATGATATGCCAGGTCTTCAGGTGAGGACCCGGGCGGCAGCCGGGGATACTGCAGCACTGGAAGCCAGGGCAAAAGCAGCACAAAACGCCCTGGAAACAATCTGTAATGAGGACCTTTCAGGGACTACCTGGAAAGAGTGTATCCCAATGGGATCCCCGGAACCAATCGGGGAGGATGAAGACCACCGTCAGGAATTGACGCAGAACTTTGCGATTATCAAAAATCCCAGTTAAAATTGAAAAAGGAAGGTGAAAAACAACCATGACAGCAAGTGCAGGATTCAGCGCATACGGCACAAAATTAACCGTAGGCGCCGGTGCAACAGAAGTAAAAGAAACGACTAAAATTGATGTCGATCTCGGAACCGTGGATGATGTCGATATCACGAACAACAACAGCGCCGATGCAACAGAGGAGACCGTGCCGGGTATCATAAGGACGGGCGTAATCGATATTGAGGGAAACTTTGTCCCGACGGACACAGGACAGGCAGCACTTATCACAGCCCTCCAGGCCCGGACAGATGACCTTGCAATTGTCGTTACCTGTGCGGATTCCGGAGATGCAACGTTTACCGGAACCGGCCGGGTGAAGTCATTCAAGCAGACCAACCCTTACAGCGGGAAAGCCGGGTTCACAAGTCAGATCAAAGTGAAAGGGAAACTCACATTCGCTGCATGAGGCGGTCTTAAATGACAGCAAGCAGCGGATTTTCAGCATTCGGGACGACGTTTCTGTATAAGGATATGCCTGTCCTGGAGCTGACGAAAGTCGATCCCCCGTTTGGAACCGTGGATGATGTCGATATCACGAACAACGATTCGCAGGACGGAATAGAGGAAACGGTATCCGGAGTGATCCGGGTAGGAACCGTGGACCTTGAAGGCAACCTGCTCCCTACCGATACCAACGGGCAGATGGAGATCAAAGACGACCTGCAGGACAGGGCATCAGGGGCATGTGCGGTTATCCTTCCCTCCGGAAAAGGGATGATGTCGTTCACCGCTTCCCCTAAAATGTTCAAAGCCCTTAATCCCTATGAGGGAAAAGCAAGCGTCGCAATTTCCCTGAAAGCAACCGGGAAAACAACCCTCGTCAGCACCCCCGCCACGGGCCTTACAACCCCGTTCTTTGCACTCCGGGATAATGGGAGCAATGCGGTAACACCATCGCCTGCAGCAGCGGGAGATGTGTACAACTACCATGCCACGCTTGACTTTGCCGATACCGCTGTTGCTATCCAGCCGACCGCAGCAGCCGGGACGATCTACGTGAACGGTACCGCTGTGATATCCGGGGCCTGGTCCTCAAATATCACAATTGCAGAAGGGGAGGAAAAGATGATCCTGGTAGAGGCCCGGGAGACGAACAAGGCAAGCAAAATATACCGGATATATGTAAGGAGGCCAAGCGCATGATCCCCGTTGATATCCAGCTGGATAAATTACGGCAGATAAAACTCTCCCGCCGGGGTATGGGAAGAGCCGAACGAGCGCGGGGTATGGGCTGGATGGAGATGACATCGCCCAAAAACGCCGGGGCTGAAAGCCTGCTCTATATCTTGTGGGGGGGACTGCTTAAAGACGATCCCGCCCTGACAATCGAGCAGCTTGACCAGATCATTGAAGATATCTGGGAAAAGGATCAAACTGTTGGAAAACGGATTGACGATGCAATCGCCCAGGCACTGAAAACACAGGGTTGGTACCCTGAACAGGTCGCTGATACAAAAAACTAATTGAGAGATTACAGGAGCGGGCTTATGATTTGTGTGGCATTGAACCGGATGATTTTTGGGATTACGCACCTTCCGATCTTGATTTCATGCTCTCGGTCGCCCACAATAAACGGGAAGAGGAGGAATTTAAAACTGATCTCCGGATCGGCTGGCTCTGTATGCATTTCACCCTGCCATATCTCGAACCCAACACGTCCGTTACTGTCGGGGAATTTATGCCGAAATGGAAGCCTGAAAAGCCAAAGGAGCGGGTCGTTATGACTGATGATCAAATCGAAGAGTCAATTACAAAATTTGTGTACCCCATGCTGAAAGCCGCTGAAGGAGGTAAATAATGCCTGATATCGGGCCCCCAATGACATGGCGCCTCGAGCTGGACAACCAGATCACCCGGGGCGCAGCTGAAGCGAAGGCGTCAATTAACGGGGTTGAACAGGCCGGGAATAAAGCAACCGGATCAATGAGTGTCCTGGATAATGCCAATCGTAAAAATGCCGCTGGGTTCAGGGCGGTCGGGTCCGTTGCAATGATGGCAGGAGCCGGGATCATGTCGGCGGGTATCGCAGCTCAGGCGTCCGGAGGAGACATGGCAACCCTCGCACCGATTATAATTGGGGTCGGGGGCGCTATGACTGCATTAGGCAGTATCTCGATGATAACCGGCCCCCTGATCAAGGCAGTCGGATGGGCGCACTCAACAGCCGTCCCTCAAATCATGGCATTCGTCGCCGCACAATGGCAGGCAAATGCAGCCTTAACAGCCCTTGCCGGTGCTACGATTGTTGGTGCCGCGATCGCAGGGTTATGGCTGCTCTACAACGCCATGAACTCCGCGAAAAACAATGCCGCCGAACTGGAAAAAGAGATTAAGAGACTCAACCAGACCGCCGACGAGATGAAGTATATCCAGGCAGCAGCCGATGATAAATTAAAGGGCCTGAAAGATACCCTGGATAAGTCTGGAAACTCGGTAAAGGACCTCAAACAGGATTATGACGACCTTAATACCGCGATGGGTAAACAGCTCGATATTGCCGATAAACTCCGACATGCACCGCTCGAAATTGCAGACGCTCAACAGGCTTTGAAGGATGCCAGCACCGATCTTGTGAAGGCGATGCAGTCCGGGGATAGTGCCGAAATCACAAGGGCACGTAACCGGAGGAACAATGCAAAGGAGGCATTGGACGATGCACTCCGGAATAAGAAGGCCGTGGAGGATGAAGACAAGGCCAATCGAGAGCAGATCAAAACCCTGGAAGATAAAAATAAAGTCACCTCGTCCGAGGGATTGAAAGATAAGCTCGCAACAGCGGAAAAAACCCAGGCAGAACAACAGGAAGCCTATAACAAACAGCTCCTGATAACAGAGGAGATTGAGAACCGGGTTAAGGCAAACGATTTCTACACGAAGTTAATTGAATGGCAGAAGGCAGGTGTAACCCTTACCGAAGAGGACAAAGCGGCGTTTGCCAATGGGCCGGACTATATGAAGTCTGCGTATTCCCGGTATTCTGGAAATTACGCTACAACCACGAAAAACCCCAACTATCTAAAAAATATATTCGGGATGCCGATTGAACAGGGAACGGCAGCTTACAATATTCTTACCGGACAGGGGTCCGGTTCTCCAGGTGATCAATGGAGAAATGCGTTACTCCAAGGATCACAACAACAGTGGAGTGCACTAACCACCCCAAATCCGAACGCGGGAGGGATGCAGAGCAACGTCCCGATAATCATCGAAATCAAAGGGACCGTTACCGACCGGAAGATCACCCTTAACCAGCACGGCGTCAGTGTCGTCGGGAGGATGGCATAAATGACCGCAACCTGGACCTTTGATAGTGTTACCCTCCCCCACCCCCGCGTGAGTATTGACTACACCGCTAATTTTTCATCGGCCACTACGAACACCGGGAGAGAGGCAATACAGGGGAGCACCGCGCAGAACGTCCGGATAAAGGTCCAGTGCATGGACTGTACCCTTTCCGAAATGCTGGCAATCGTAGCGAAGATCGGCACGAAGGGAACCCTGGTCCTCAATACCGAAACGTTCACGAACTGCATGATAGTCCCGCCGATCAAGCAGAATCCTGATGTATTATATGGAAGATTCCAGCCTGAAATTACATTTGCGAGGCACACAGCATAACAGAGCATAGAGGAGGAAAAAGACAATGGCAATCGACCCAGCTGAATTAAAATGGTATCGCTCCACCACCGTTGACGACACGACCTCAAACGGAGGGGTGATCAATACCGGAGCAGAGATCACAACGAACAGCGCAGAGAATATATTTCCCGATGTCACCAATGCACAGCGGGTAACGGGCGTCACTCAGTACCGGAAGATTTTCCTGTATAACAACAACGCTGACACCTATACCGATATCCTCGGGTGGATCTCTACCAATACCCCGGCGACCAACAGCGCGATCAGCATCGTGAAAGGGACGGCCTCGGATACCCAGGCAGATGCAGACGACTACACCTATGTCTCCCCGGACTCTGCGGTTCATGCGGATGTCCTCGATCTTGATAGCCTGGCTGAAGATGCCAGTGTCGCGATCTGGATAAAGCGGGTCATCACGGCGAGCGGACTCGGGTACACGAACGACACTTTCACGATCAGCGTCACGGATACATAAACGGAGCCTGAAAAATGGCTCTTGTTAATGGGGATTTTGAAACTGCTGAATACGAAGACCCGGAAGATCCAGGCGTTTACATAATACCCGGATGGAGTAAATATTCAGAAAGTGGTGGAACAGTCCACACCACAGCAGCCGCGAAAAGATCGGGTACTTATGGACTCGAATTAATCGTCCCTGCCTATGGAGTGGCACAAGCATCCCAGGATATCGGGGCCGCAACTCCGTTATCAATAATTACTATTTACTCCGTTTCTCCGGCTCATCCTGTAGGTACCCATCTCCAGGTAAAATTCTCCGATTCAGGGACTTCTTTCGATAGTGCATGGCAGGATCTTATCCACGATAGTTACACTCAAAATCTTTTTGATCTCGGGGATCTCGGCCTGTCTGGAGATGCAACCCACCTAACAATAACCTTATCAGCTAATGGTTCAGAGACTGATGGAATTATCGGGTATATTGACGATATTTCCATTGCATCCGGGGCGGTTTCCAAAGCAATTCAGGCACTCTATGATATCGACCAGATAAACAAGACCCTTCAGGCTCTTTATGATATCCGGGGAGAGAGAACAATTCAGGCCCTCTATGATATCCTACAGACAGATAAAACGATAATTTCCCCATATAATATACAGCAAATCATTGATGCCTCTGTCAATAACATGACGATCAACTTCTCCGGGGGATCTGTCGCTTTCACCGTAGGTGAAACGGTCACCGGAGCGACAACCGGGGCCTCGGGTGTAGTGGTATCGTTCACCGTTACGAGTGGATCGTGGGGGGCAGGCACGGCAGCCGGAACAGTGACCCTATCCGGCTCGACATCTGCATTTTGGACCGAGGACCTTACCGGGTCATCCACCGGAGTAGCGGAAACAAACGGCACGACGACCGGAAACACCCCCTATATTGTATCGACAGAGGTATCCCGGAGCATTACGGAAGCCCTTTGGACAGCACAGTTTGAGATCTTCGATACCTATGTCCCGCCTTACCTCGATGCGGGGATCGTTATCACCATGCCGGACCACCTCGGGAATACCCAGTTCCTGTTTTATGGGGTTATCCCGTCACCGAAGTATAACGTTCAGGCCGGCCTGAACAGTACCCACCTCACCGCGTACTCTTACGCATACTACCTGACAAAGCAACATCTCACGCCCGGATACCGGCAGACCTACCTGGTTAATCCCCCGGCTCCATACGGTACTGGTGCAGCCCTCACCCCGGATCCCGCGGTTTACATGGCATCATCGCTTGCAGTCGGAGAAGCTTGCTATGTGAGTCCGCGGCTATGGGTAACGGGCCTCCTTCTTGGAACCGGCCTCACCGCTCACCAGATTGATGATAATTCCGATTGGCTCTCCGACACTTCACCCTACCGGCAGAAGTCTTTTCCTGAATTTCTCACCTCGATCACGACGAAAACAGAGGGCATCAAGAAATATGCGGACTATCTCGATCAGATATTCTATGATTGGGTAGCCGGGACCCCATCAACGCCTCTTGCCTACGCATACCTTGTAACGAATGACTCTTATGATACATTGCTCGACCTTCCGGCCGAAGTGACCTTTACGAAACCCACAGGCCCGTTAGATGCAACTGTGGATTACGTGCTCGGGGACATCGAGATCATTCAGCGGCTTGAAGAGAACTATAACCGGATCAGTGTTACGGGTGTGCCGGGCCTGGTGGTCGAACACCCAACGGGGTTCGCAGCCGGGACAGTGACGTTCACACTTGAACAGGACGCACTTATCGGGACCTGCGGGGCGATAGTGAACGGGGTGGATAAGGCCCTCACCGAAGTAGAGGAGATCGCGGGCGTGACGGTTGGACAGGTGACGCTTACCGGCCTGCTTGTTACTGATATCCTTTACCTTACCTACCAACCGGCAACAGCGACCCCGTATAACCCGCACTGGCAGTATGATTTTGAGGACCCGAACGTCACGAACGGCACAGTAAAGCCGATTGAGTACCCGCCGGTCTATTCAGAGGACCTGCAGACGCAGGCAGATACAACGGCTTACGGGGTTGCTCTGTATGCATACCTCCAGACGGATGCCAACACCTACACGGTGAAACTGCA